ATTATGTCGCTGGATGCTGCAGCAGAGTCACATAACCGAGCCGACTTTACCGCCTTAACAACTTGGGGTGTGTTCTTTAACGAGGAAGCGAGTGCATACCATATAATACTATTAAACAGTATCAAGCGAAGGGTTGAGTTCCCAGAGTTAAAACGTCTAGCGTATGAAGAGTATGAAGAGTGGGAGCCGGACTCGTTTATAGTGGAGAAGAAGAGTTCAGGTGTTGCGCTCTACCAAGAGTTAAGACGTATGGGTGTGATGGTGCAGGAGTTTACCCCGCATCGTGGGACAGGCGACAAGATGGCACGACTAAATTCTGTTGCAGATATTGTACAGTCTGGGTTGGTATGGGTTCCCGAGACACGGTGGGCAGAAGAGTTAGTTGAAGAGGTAGCAGGGTTTCCGTTCGTATCTCACGATGACTTGGTGGATGCTACCGTGATGGTGTTGATGAGATTTAGACAAGGCGGGTTCATACGTTTACCGACGGACGAGCCAGAAGATATTAAATACTTTAAGAGCCGCAGAAGTGGCGGGTATTATTAAGGATGGGGGTAGTATGTCTAAACTAGATGACTTAATTAAATCAAGTGATACGCTGCGTTCATTGGCTAATACGTTTGGTATGAAGCAAGAGATAGAGGTGCCTCCAGAGTTACCATCCGCTGATTTAGGGGAAACTAAATATGGTCTTCTTGACCAAAACCCACTATACGCAGTACCCCGTTCAACTATACCTACAGACTTACCGCAGAATATTCGTGCATATAGAGCAGACCCTACTGGTAAATTTGGGGGTAAAGAAGGAATTGAAACCTTACCAATTAATCGTTTTTTAAAAGGTGGAGACCAATACCACCCACAAAACTTAGACCCTAAAACTTCTACTACATATACTGACCCATCTAAAGCGGTACAAGAAATATATCGCTACGCACGACTTGCGGGAGCCGCAGAAAAAGATGGACTACCTACAGTTTCTTCTCAAGAATTAGCTAGTTTTATTCTACAAGAAGGGCGGTCAGACGCAGGTATGAGTGGTGGTTCTTATGGCGGTAACTATGTTAATAAGCTTAAGAAAGATTTAACAAGTAAATATAATATTCCTAACGAAGATATAAACTTTTTAACTACAGTAGCGGATAAAAAGCGTATTGCAGATAAGCTTGGTATTTCATTTGCAGAAGCGTGGAACGGTACAGGTAAGAGTATTGCAGGTAAAACAGGTAAAGATTATGCTAGAGAGATGGAAGGCACTTCTAAAATTGCTGAACATCCAAAAAATGCAGATCTAATGGCAATAATCAAAAAAGGTATTGAAGATGGTAAAAAGCATGGGCTACCGTTAAACGAAAATGCGTATAAAGATTCTATATATAGTAAAAAGAAAGTTCCCTACAACGCAGGTGGCGGGGTAGAGATGCCGGACGAGTATTCTAAAGGTAGTTGGAAGTTAATTTAAGGACAGATCATGGCAACTAATATGATGGATAAGGGCTTGTACTCCGCCCCACAAGGTATAGAGCAGTTAGATAACCAAGATATGCCGGACTTTGAGATTGAGTCTGATGCGCTAAATATGCTTCCTGACGGTAGCGTAGAGGTGACTCTCGAAAAAGAAGCCGTAATGTTAGGCGACGAAGAGGGTGAGTTTGACGAAAATCTCGCTGAAAACATGGATGAGGACGAGCTATCATTGTTAGCGTCCGAGTTAATCGAAGAAGTTGAAGCCGATATTAACTCACGTAAAGATTGGGCAGAAACATACGTTAGAGGACTAGAAGTATTAGGCTTTAAATACGAGCAACGTACTGAACCGTGGGACGATGCTTGCGGTGTTTACTCTACAGTGCTTGCAGAAGCAGCGATTCGCTTCCAAGCTGAGACTATGTCAGAGACTTTTCCTGCGTCAGGACCTGTAAAAACTAAAATTATTGGTGCTATAGACAAGGTAAAAGAGGATGCAGCACGTCGAGTGCAGAACGACATGAACTATAAGCTCACCGAAGAGATGGTTGAGTATAGGTCAGAGCATGAACGCATGTTATATAGCTTAGGTTTAGCAGGTTCATCGTTCAAAAAAGTATATTTTGACCCTACTTTAGGACGTCAAGCAGCAGTTTATATATCCGCAGAAGATGTGATCGTGCCTTATGGTGCAGCACATATACAGTCAGCCGAGCGTGTTACACATGTGATGCGTAAAACTGAGAATGAGATGGCGAAACTGCAAGCTGCGGGCTTTTATCGTGAGATAGATTTAGGTGAACCACAGAGCTTTTTCACTGATATAGAGAAAAAGAAGGCTGAAGAAGGTGGATATACACTAACTGATGACAATAGATATACAGTGTATGAGATTCACGCCGATTTAGTTATCGAAGGCGTAGATGAAGATAAAGATTTAGATACTCAGCTTGCTAAACCTTACGTAGTAACTATAGAAGTAGGCACTGAGAAGGTATTAGCTATTCGTCGTAACTGGGACCCAGAGGACGAATTAAAATTAAAAGAAAATCATTTTGTACATTATGTATATATACCGGGATTTGGCTTCTACGGCTTGGGTCTTATCCATATTATTGGTGGTTATGCTCGTGCGGGCACTTCTATCATTCGTCAATTAGTCGATGCAGGTACGTTATCTAACCTGCCGGGTGGTCTGAAGTCACGTGGTCTGCGTATTAAAGGTGACGATACACCGATTGGTCCGGGTGAGTTTAAAGACGTAGATATTCCGAGTGGAGCACTTAAAGACAACATCATGTTGCTCCCATATAAAGAGCCTAGTCAGGTTCTAGCAGCGTTACTTCAAACGATTACTGAAGAAGGTCGTCGTCTAGGTGCGATTAGTGACATGAACGTAAGTGATATGTCTGCCAATGCTCCTGTAGGTACAACTCTAGCTATCTTAGAGCGCACATTAAAACCTATGGCTGCAGTCATGGCACGTGTGCACTTCGCTATGAAGATGGAGTTCAAGCTACTAAAAGCTATTATTCGTGACTACACACCGAAAGAGTATGACTACAAACCTGATGTAGACCAAGATCGTAAGACTAAGCAAGCCGACTATGACATGGTTGAGGTTATACCTGTCAGTGATCCTAATGCCACGACGATGGCGCAGCGTATTGTGCAGTATCAAGCAGCGTTTCAGATGGCGCAGTCTGCTCCAAACATCTATGACATGCCATATCTGCATAGACAGATGATAGAAATACTGGGTGTTAAGAACGTAGACAAGATTATTCCTAACTCGGAAGACCCAAAACCGAAAGACCCGATCTCCGAGAACATGGCTATACTGGTAAACAAGCCAGTAAAAGCGTTTATCTACCAAGATCACAAGGCGCATATAGCTACACATACAGCGTTTATGCAAGACCCAATAATTGCACAGACTATTGGACAAAATCCTCAGGCTGCACAGATGATGGGTGCACTCCAAGCGCATATCGCAGAACATCTTGCGTTTGATTATCGTGTACGTATTGAAGAACAGCTCGGTGCTCAGTTACCTCCACCAGATGAAGAGATGCCAGAAGAGATGGAAGTGCAGTTATCTCGTTTGGTTGCCGATGCAGGTAGACAACTCACACAAACAAGTCAACAACAAGCGGCTCAACAGCAAGCACAGCAGCAAGCGCAAGACCCACTGTTCCAATTGGAACAAGCCAAGCTACAAATACAGCAACAAGAACAGCAACGTAAGGCTACTAAAGACCAAACTGACGCTGCGATTGCCGCACAGAAGCTACAACTTGATAAAGAACGTGTACAAATCGAGGCAGCTAAAGAAGGCACACGTGTTCAAGCCCAAGAACGTCAAGCAAACAACAGACTTAAGTTTGACGCATTGAAATTGATGGCAACACCAACGAAACAAAACCCACCGAAAGGTAGCTAATGGCAAAAACTGTATTTGATGTCTTGGTAGACAAGATAAACGAACAAATCGAGATCAACCAAGAGGCTTTATTCTCTGGTACGTGTCAAGATTTTGCTAAATATAAAGAATTGTGCGGCGTGATTCATGGTCTAGCGACTGCACGTAGAGAAATAAAAGACCT